GGAATCTGTAGACAAAATAAAGAATACATAGAGATGAGGGAACAGGAGGAAGACGATTGGTAGAATTGTTACAATTGATGGAGGCAGGATTAGCATTTACAGCAGTGACTATCACTGTTGCTGCAGCTCCTGTTGCACTTATAACTGGCACCCCTTTACCAGATATAAGTCCTATGGTAGAATCTGTGGTAAATAAAGAAGTAGAACCAGACAAACCCAATGACCCAAACTCCCTATAATGATCCAACAGGGTATGATCCCTCGTTAGATCCTTCCCATGATGCAGACGGAAAATATATTAAACCAGAAGATAGAGTAAACGTTTCTGTAGGTACTTCAGATAATACCTACAATCCAGCAAATGACCCAAGAATTACTCATACTGGTGAAGTAGGTTATGCAGTAAGTGAATTCCCTACAGGAGGATTACCTGCAGGCGGAGTTCCACCAGAAACATATGGTGTTCCAGCACAACCAATCCCAGGCGAAGGACAATATGTAGATCCAGGCATGTACGTTGAAAATGACGGATCAACTGGACCAATGGCAACACCTCCAGTGGATCCATATAATGATGCCACATTTGATGTAACTACTGTAGGAACAGGTAATACTGCCTATGATGATCCTGCTTACTATGCAAGTGCAGTTGATTATAGTGTAGCTGGTATGGGAACAGGAGTCTATAACGTAGACCTCCCTGTACATGATCATTCTGAGATTCATCAACATTTGCATGATCTAAATCAAAAGGTAGATGAACTTAATGCTAAGGTAGATCATTTACTTGAGCATATGCATCAACCAATGACAGGGACTCTCCAAATCGATTGCCCACCAAAGGCTTAGGTAGAAGTACTGGGGTAAAAATACGCCATTACGATACATTAAATTACAGCTGTTTGTGAGTATTTCCTGACTAAATAGTATCAGAATATCGGAGGCAAAATGCACTGAAATTCTTTATACTATGTAAACTAAAGTTCGGTGGAGGTTTCTATGAAAAACCTGATGTCACACAATCAGATGGCTCAGTGGACGCATCATGAAGGTGCGGAAGAATCGTTACATTTCGATTCAAATGTCCTAATGGACGACTATTTTGACTGTCTCATAGATTGTGAGGACAACGAGAATGAGTGTAGAATGGTGTGTAGTGAAATACTACGCAACCCAGTATAGCCAAGTAAGATACAATTAAATACACAAAAACCCGTCTGTTAAAAAATAAACCCCGACCATAAAATCGGGGTTTTATAATGTGTATAGATAGAAATAAATCATGATGATGGACACAGACACCAAGCAGAACAAAATATGGTATCTGGAAGCAGAGGTCAAGAGACTCCAGAAACAGATTGAATTTCTGGAAGAACAGTTACAACATAAGACTCTCGGCTTGCCATCAGAAGCAGACAGTGGTAAGATAAGTTTGTAAATTACCAGAAGAAATGCCAGTTTTTTTAATACCAGTAGCCCTGACAACAGGAGTTTTGTTGTTCACTGCTTTCATGCGTCACTATGACCCGAATGTTAATCCATGACAGAGCCTAAATTTAAACCCACTTTCGATGGTTGTTATAATTATAAAAAACTTAAGAAAGAGGGACTAATTGAGGAAAAGGAAACTAAGTCAGAGGATGATGATCCAACCTCTGCATACGATAAGATCCCTCATAGATACTGAGGGAAAATCAGCTTTTCTTTCCAAAAAAGCCCGAATAAAAATTCAGGCTATTTTTTGATCCACAGGGTCAGCGCTAAATAACATCATGACTCCAGATAGACACGATATTCCACTTATAGGGGATTTCTATACAAAAGCAGAAGTAGACAAGATGGTTGCAGATGCCTTAGCAGAGGCACGGGCTATTGATGAGAAATCAATGGCTGATCATAATTTTAAGGCAACTATTATTAGTATGATTCTTGGATTCTTGTGTTTAGCACTATTTGTGGATGGTTTGCTTAGGATTTTAGGTATTGTCCCTCCATTTATGGATTTAGATGTTAATGTAATTGATGATATAATAGATAAGGTAGAGAGTGATATGATGCCTGTAGTACAGGACGCAGTTAGGAAAATACCAAGAATTAGATAAATAAAAACATCTTAATGTATAAAATGAAACTATTAATTGCAGCTATACTTACATTTTTTCTTGCTTTACCCGCATGGGCGGCTGAAATTCAAATGGGTTCTGATGGGATGTTAGTTTTCGCACCTTGCGAATTAACGGTAAATGTAGGTGATACAGTTACTTTTGTGAATAATGAACTTCCACCACATAATGTAATGTTTACTGATTATCAAGAACTGTCACATGGAGATTTAATGTTCTCTGCAGGTGAAAGTTTTGATGTTACCTTTGAAAAGGCAGGTGATTATGCTTTCCAATGTGATCCTCATGCTGGTGCTGGCATGAAAGGAGTTATACATGTCCAATAAAGAAAGTATCAAATATACTATTAAACAAGATGGTACGGTGATTGAAGAGGTACTTGATGTGAAGGGTGGTCAATGTTTAACGACCACAGAAGAGATAGAGAATAGACTTGGCGATATAGAAAAGAGAGAATTCAAATCAGAGTACTACGAAAATGTCACACTTCACTTGCATCAAGACCAAGATCAAAGAGCGACCGTTTCTGATTAAAGCATTGAATATGCTTGGTCAGGAAGTTCAAGAAAATGTATTATTGGAAAATCCCGATGATCATGATCATAAACAATGGCAAGTTGATGTAGCAATTCATGATGAGATTGGATTTAAGTGGAATAAAGAAACTGAGACATATGAGTTAGTTGCTGAGTTGGATGCTTGGGATTTGGATGTTCCAGTAAATAGGTTTATTGAAAAACTTACTCAACAGTATGCTAAAGTTACAATAGAAGCAGCTGCTGAGGAAAAAGGCTTTACAGTTGAGTCAGAATCGACTAAAATTAATAATGATATAGAGTTAGTAGTAACTCGTTGGATATGAACCCAGTAACAGATTTGATTTTTTCATTAACTTGGTTCGTTCTTTTGATATGGGCAGTACGTTCAATGGCAAGAGGATGGGGAGCAATGAATACATCAACTTCATCATATAATGGAGATTTTGAAGTTGGTAAGGTAGAAGTAAAGAAACCAATGCACCCAGAAATGGCAGATGTCAAGACTGGAGATGAGTTATTAGTGGTTAATTTCGAGAAAGAACCTGAACCTCAAGATCCATTATATAAGTCTATGCAGGATCGTATACAGACTTTAAAGGATGAAGAGGGTACTACAGATATAGAAGAAGATGACGATGATGATGACGGAGGAGCTCCTGTTTTAGCATAAATACTCGTATGAAAAGTTTTCTACGATTTGTATCTGAAGTTAATCGCCCCGAAAGTGGTAGCGAGGAAGAGAAGCGTCGATGGGATGTTGTAAAGGCAAGACTTGACGCTATGTCTGATGAAGATAGAGAAGCGAGAATTATTGGAACTATTGGTAAAGATAGTAAAGGTATTCAAAGATATGGATTTAAAAAGTCAGCCTCAAGGAAAAATCAACAGGTAGTAAGAAAAGATCGTGCTGAAGTTCAAACGGATCCAAGTGTAAAGAAAAAGGATTATAATAAAGTAGTAAAAGATATAACAGATGAAGGGGATGATGCTCATCATAATGTTCCCCTTGATAGAGCTGATTCATTATTTAAAGGAAAAAGTCCAAAAGAAAGACAAAAGATAAGAGATAAACATGCAAAGTATGATATTCATTTTGGAAATGATCCAAAGAATTTATCAGCATTATCTCAAAAAGATCATTTAGGGCCAGGTGGAGTACATAGACAATTGGATGCAATGGATAGGAGTATAAAGAAGGCTGGAAAGGAAAAAGAAGGTATCTTCAATAGGATTAAAAAACAAATTGGCAGAGGTTAGATTAATTGGTGATGATTGCTTAAGAGTTGTTTCAGAAGAAGTTACTTCTGTTGACGACTCTATTTTGGAGCTTTATGATACGATGAGTATCGCAATGTATAAATATGAAGGGATCGGATTAGCTGCACCACAGATAGGCATTAATAAAAGAGTTATCACCATTGATGAAGAGGGAAAAGCTCTCATGATGGTAAATCCAAAGATAACTTGGAGAAGTACAGAAAAATGTTTATTTGATGAAGCTTGCTTAAGTGTTCCAGAGGAACACGGCGAAATATCCAGACCAAAAGAAATTAAGGTTAAGTTTCAAAATATAAAAGGCAAGTACAAACATTGGAGACTTGAAGGATTATTAGCCCGTGTGGTGCAGCACGAAATCGACCATTTAGATGGGATCCTATTCGTAGATTACTTAGAGGAGAAAGATGAACACAGTATCAAAAATGCACCTGACTAATGCTCAGCAAGAGCTTAGAAAGGCACTTGGTTATTCTGCGCCAGAGGATGATTCCGACGTATTACGTCAAATGTCGGATATGTTAATCACCCTTGATGGGTGGTGTGGTAAACCGACTATAGATATTGCAGATCCTAAACCAGTAGTTAAATCAGAGCTAAATAATACGCCTTATAAATGGAACAATGAGTACACCTTTGTACCAGCTTCTGGACAAACAGAAGGTGAAGTGGTACAATTGGAAAGTGACTCCAATTCCGATAAAACAATATGGAAGTAGAGAGATTTAGTAAACAGATTAAAGAAGGGACTAAGAAGTCCCACTCTGCTGCTGAGAACACTGGATTTGTAGCAGGGTTTCTTCGTGGAGTTGTTAATAAAGAACAATATAGGACACTTATTGCCAACTTTTACTTTGTATACAGAGCTTTAGAAGAGGAAGTATACAAACTAAAAGATGATCCTGTAGTTGGGAAGTTGTACTCTCGATCTTTAGAACGTGAGAAGTCACTTGAGAAAGATTGTGAATATTTCTATGGTTCTGAATGGAGAAAGATGATAATCCCATCAGATGCAACACAGGAATATGTAAACAGAATTAGAGAACTTGCTGTAGATAACTCTTATCTGTTAGTTGGACATCATTACACCAGATATCTTGGAGATCTTTCTGGTGGACAGATACTTAAAGGGATAGCTCAGAAAGCCCTTGGACTTACTGATGAAGGTTTGTTATTCTACGAATTTGATGAAATTAGTGATGCCAAAGGATTTAAAGAATCCTATAGAACAACACTTGATACTCTTCCATTAACAGTAGAACAACAAGACGATATCATTGAAGAAGCAAATAATGCATTTAGATTGAATATGCATATCTTTAATGAGTTGGAGGGTAGTGCAACTAAATCTCTATTGAAACTATTATATGGATATATTCGTCCATATATTAATAATTGGAAACGTTCTACATGAATATTTTATTGATTATTGCCAGTAATTTAGTTTTATACATACTCCTTAGAATACATCTTGTTAGAAAATTTCGTGTTGGTTACTCGATCTATCTTAAAGATAGTGACGGTAACAGACAGACCTTGCAGGATACTATAGCTTATCTTTTAGAACAGAATAAAATTTCTGATCAAAAGGTAATGTATGTTGCTCGGGAGATGGAAAACCAATGGTTGGAAATCGAAAAAATGAAAATGATCACAGGAGCCGACAAGTACGACCAATGAAAGATCAAGGATCAATCGATGTAATCGAAGAACCGTGGGAGAAGTATAATCGTGGACTTGACTTATACATTGAGTCAGTTCATAAACCTGATAATCAACTTAGGTCTTGCGCCCACAACCAAAAGTGTTATAATGAGTTAATGCAAGTCCGTGAGGAAGTGCTGAGGTACTTACACACACTTAGGAGGTCTAATGCAAACCAAGCTCGAAAGACAACTTTTGATAGTGAGAACTCTGAGGGAGTCTATTCCCAATGAACCTCGTATGTATTTCTACCTAAATGAAATGCTAAATACTAAGGTTCACAAAAGGACGGAGAAGTTAAAGGGTGCAGGACGAGTTACAGAGGAAAGATTTGCGGAAGACCGCAAAGAGGTTGATTAAACAGGCAAAGAAGAATCCACAACTTTGGACGGATTCGGATGTAAAATACGCAAAGATGATCAAAAGACAAAACAAAAAACTAAAAAAACCTGAATTATGAAAATTTTCTTAGATACTGCCGTTTATGAAGAGATTGCATCTCGCAATGAGAGCGGCCTGATTGATGGAATAACTACAAACCCAACATTGATACTAAAGAGTGGAGGAGACCCCGTAGAGGTCGTTAGAAAGATCTCTCAGGACTTCCCCCACTTTGAGTCTATTTCTGCAGAGGTAGTCGCAGAGACGGCTCCTGAGATGATAGAACAGGCTCAAGTATTCAAGGAAATGAGTAACGTAACCATTAAGGTTCCGTGTACTAAAGAAGGTCTAAAAGCTTGTAAAGCACTTGCAGCTGATGGATTTACTGTCAATGTTACTTTAATATTTGACGTTGCACAGGCGATTCTTGCTGCAAAGGCTGATGCTACATATGTTTCACCTTTTGTAGGAAGGGTTGAAGATAACAGCTTTGATGGTGTACAATTAGTAAGAGATATTGCTGCGTTATATAAAGAACAACTTGTAAGGACTCAGGTACTTGCTGCATCTCTAAGGGGTGTTAAGAGTGTTGCTGATTGTTTTGCAGGTGGTACTGACGTAGTAACAATGCCTCCCGCAGTTTTTGATAAGATGTATAATCATATCTTAACTGACAAAGGGTTACAATTATTCCAGAATGACTGGAACAACATCAACAAGTAGTATTATGGCTTTATCGCAACAGGTAGAAGAAGGGTTGAAGGAAGCTGAATTAAAACTTCGTGAGACTCTTGCCTTCGCAGCTAAGGTAGAAAAACCTTATATTGTTAGAGAGATTGGAGGTATGATTTCACATATTGACAATCTCATTTCTACAGACAATATGTTTGATAGAATGGACAAAGTGATAGAAAAGTTAGAACAAGATAGAGATGACTGACTGGAGATACAGTGACGAACGGATGAAACTTCGTCAGGAAGCGTTTTTGAAACTCAAACCCTACCTTACCTTAGATTATGTACGATCCGTCTATGAATTCTGCCATGAATGGGTATCGCAGGGTCGGAGGGACACCGAAGGAATCGAGGATAGTTTTCTTAGATACTGCGAGAACGAAAAAAGTCAAGGAAGATACAGTAGTCAGAGTATATGATAATGATGGATCATATACTCAAGGTAGAATATTGTGTTTACTTGAGGAATATTTTACAGTTTGTATAAACGAAGAGACCTTAACTGGTCTTATTGTTTTTAGACATGAATGGGAACATGTTGAAGTAATTAGTCAAATAGAGGACAAACCTATGTTTACAATTTACGGAAAGGCAGATTGCCCTTTATGTAATAAACTTAAAATGGTCATGGAGATGGTCAACCAAGACTATGAATATAAAGTACTTGGACCAGATTTTACTGAAGAAGAGTTTGAGACATTGTTTCCAAACAAACTATCAGTACCCCAAGTTATGTTAAAAGATAAGTATATTGGGGATTGTAATGGTACAATCAGATACCTTAAAGAACATAGGGTATTGTAACGTGTCACTTGGAGATATAGACATAAATAAGGGCGTTGAACTTTTACTAAAAGGAGATCCTAAGAAACCAGAACCGAAGAAAACCTTTGAAATGAGGTTTGAAGTTCTTAATAGAGAAATTCACCTACTATTTGACATAAAGAAAAAATAACCAACCGTGGAGGTAGAGAGATGGAAGCTTCAGTACTTGTTATTATGTCCTTATTGTGCGTGACATTTCTGATGTTAGGTGGTATAATTGGCTGGTTAGCCCAACAAAACAATCTTTTCGTCCAATCGCAGCAAGTTGCTTATGCACATCCTGAGATGTTTGATGAAAATGGTAATTTAATTCCTGATGAAATTTTAGCACTGAGGTTTGAAAATGAGTCCGATAGCGAAGAAGACGACGAGGAGTAAAACTACACCTCGTAAAAAGTCTACTACAACACGTAAACCAAGGACGGTGGCAGTCAAGAAAAAAGAACTGCCAGCGAATCCTATGGTAAATGAACTGTTAGAAGCAGTAGGTTCTGAAAGAGTTAAAACCAAGAAATTGGATCTTCTTAGAAGACATGGTGATGATTCACTTAAGATGCTCTTTGTTTGGAACTTTGATCCAAGTGTAGTTTCATTACTACCAGACGGACCAGTCCCATATCAACCTGTAGAGGGTGACGTTCAAGCTTCTAAAGACCAAGGTTTACCACAGAGGACTACAATTCGTAATGCTGCAAGACAGTTTTATCGTTTTGTGAAAGGTGGCGATGATCAATTGAACAAGATCAAGAGAGAAAGTATGTTTATTAATTTACTTGAGACTCTACCACAGGATGAAGCTGATATTCTAATTCTTGTAAAAGACAAACAACTTCAAACGAAGTATAATATAACTAAAGAATTAGTAGCAGAAGCATATCCAGAAATTACTTGGGGGAACAGAGGTTGAAGATCATCCATGAAGATTGCGATCCAAAAGTCGCAGAGGATAAAATGCTTCCATATACTGCATATCTTGTGGAATATGTGAAGGATGGTGAATCACATTATGATGTCGCAATGGCCAATAAACAAGCAGACATGTTTGATTATTATTGGGATAAGTACAAGGAAGGATTAATTAAATGGACTCAATCTAAGGGTACATTAGCTCCTGCCAGATGGAATGATAAGATGATTCAACAACCAGCTCCTAAGAAAAAGAGGAAAAAGGATCACAAACCTAATGAGGAGGAAAACAAAAAATAATGGAGATTATCCGTTTCGCTATTAGTCCCGATGGTACTGTTACAGATGCATTGGGACGACTACTGTTTAAATCCAGTACAGAATCTCAACAGGATTCAAGAGAAGCTGTTCATGAGGTTATAAAAGAGAGAAGTTTGGAAATAGATGAGGAGTGGGAGATGGATGATAACAGTATTGAGATAACTGTTAAAGTTAAGGAGAAGAATCATGGATGAAGTAAAACAAGATCATGTTGGTCAACAAGGTAAAGTAGAAGTAAATGAAGAAGAATATAGGAAAGTATTGAAGAAGTATAAGAAGATTAAGAAATACATGAAGTCTTCCATATTTGCTGTGAAGACAATGGACGAGACTGAAGAGTTAGTCTCTGGTCTTATAAAGGAGGCAGAACAAAATTCGGGAAATGAAATATGAATTGATTGATAACTTCTTGGAACCTGATGAATTAAAGTCAGTCCAAGATGTCTTTTTAGGCATGAAAATCGCTTGGAACTGTATCGATGGTATAGTTATGCCAGGTGATGGTAAGTATCAATTCGTACATGTTTTATACTCGGACTATCAACCTACCAGTCCTTTTTTTAATAGCTTAACTCCTGTTTTTAATAAAATAGATCCAGTTGCTATTGTTAGGGTGAAAGCTAACCTAAATATGCAAACACCCGAACCCGTCAGCAGTGCTTTCCACAAGGATGTTGACGATTGTATTACTTCAATCTTTTATCTTAATACAAATAATGGTAAAACCATTTTTGAGAGTGGACTGGAAGTAGACAGTGTGGAAAACCGAATGATAATTTTCGATTCAAACGAAAAGCATCATGGTATTACCACTACTGATACTCCCAGAAGGTGTTTGATTAACTTCAATTACTTCATATAATAATGGAAAAACAAAATCTAAAAGAGATCGTCAAAAACTTGAAATCTCTGGTAAATGTGTTAGAATCGGAAGTATATTCTGATGTAGATGCTTACCGTAACTCAGTTGCTTTTAAAGGTGCTGAATATTCTGCAGAATATGACGATGATGACGGAGTTCCCGATTAACTTATGACTGTACAACTTATTAGTGTCACTCCTGATGCGGAGAAGACGATGGCTTATATCGCCCGTGTTTCTAATCCCTCCAATCAGGATAATGAAAAATTTGCGGGGTTATTAGGGTATTGTATTAAACATAATCATTGGAGTGTGTTTGAACAGTCATCTATGACATTGGAGATTGAAACTAATCGTGCAATTGCAGCACAGATTCTCCGACATAGATCTTTTACATTTCAGGAATTCTCTCAGCGTTATGCTGATAGTACAAAATTGGGTGAGATACCTATACCAGAATATAGGAAACAGGATACAAAGAATCGTCAGAACTCAACAGACGATTTGGATCTATTTGTTAAACAGGTTATAGAGAAACAGACTAAGACACTGTTTAGTTCAGCAACTGCATTATATGAACAGATGTTGAAAGAAGGTGTTGCTAAGGAGTGTGCCAGAATGGTATTGCCACTTGCGACTCCTACTAAGATCTATATGACTGGATCATGTCGATCATGGATTCACTATATAAATTTACGTAGTGGACATGGAACACAGAAGGAACATATGCTTATTGCAAATGAATGTAAAGAAGTATTTGTAGATCAGTTCCCAGTAGTTTCAGAAGCACTTGGTTGGTTAACACAAGAGGAGGACGCTTAATGGCAACATACCCCGTTATTAATTCAGAGACAGGTGAGACCAAAGAAGTAGTGATGAGTGTTCATGACTGGGATCAGTGGAAAGCTGACAACCCAGAATGGACTCGTGATTTTTCTGATCCAAGCACATGCCCTGGCGTAGGAGAAGTCGGTGAGTGGAGAGATAAACTCCATAATAAACACCCATCGTGGAATTCAATATTGAAAAAATCTGAGAAGTCTGCTGGTATTCAGGGACGACTTGCTAATAGGGGGGTAACTTAATGCCACGAAAGAAGAGAACTCCCGATCCAATTGGTGTAGGAATGACTGCGAAGCAGATGCGTCGCAAGAAACCAATTAACACTGATTTGATGGTGGATGTAGAACCTATTACAGATAATCAGAAGATTTTATTTGAAGAATATAAGAACGGCAAAAACATCTTTGCCTATGGTGCTGCCGGAACAGGCAAAACATTTGTTAGTTTATTCCTTGCACTACAGGACGTTTTAGATGAAAATACGCCTTACGAAAGAGTATATATTGTTAGGAGTCTTGTTAGCACTCGTGAAATTGGGTTTCTTCCTGGCGATCATGAAGACAAGTCCTGGCTTTATCAAATCCCTTACAAACATATGGTAAAATATATGTTTGAGATGGCTACAGATGCAGACTTTGAGATGCTCTACGGTAATCTTAAAGCACAGGAGACAATAAAGTTCTGGAGTACATCATTTATAAGGGGTACAACCTTAGATAATTGCATTGTGTTAGTAGATGAAATGCAAAACTTGAATTTTCACGAACTTGATAGTATAATAACAAGAGTAGGGGATAACTGCAAAATTATGTTTTGTGGAGACTCTACTCAAACGGATCTTACAAAGTCTAATGAGAAGAATGGCATCTTAGATTTCAAAAGGATCATTGAGATCATGGAAGATGATTTTGGTGTGGTTGAATTCGGTATAGATGACATTGTTCGATCTGGATTAGTAAGAAACTATTTGGTTACTAAACTTGCACTTTCTTTATGACATTTGTTCATTTGAATAAACTTGGTGATTTTGAGTTAGAAGCCAATACTGTAGATGGGGTGAGGTACTATTCTCTTCCTAACGGTAAGAAAGCCCCTTCTATAACTTCTGTAACCTCCTTTTATAATCGTGCTATATTTGCCAATTGGAGGAAGAAAGTTGGAATTGAAGAAGCTAACAAGATAACTAAAGTCTCTACTGAACGTGGAACTCGTTTTCATGAATTAGTAGAACAATATCTGTTAAACAAAGAGATTCCAAAAGATACACTTCCTTCTACTAAGGCTCTTTTCCTCGCGGCAAAAGAATCTTTAGACAATATAAATAACATACACGCTTTAGAGAAACCACTGTATTCTGAATACTTTGGGATTGCGGGGAGAGTTGACTGTATTGCAGAATATAATGGCGAGTTAGCTGTTATAGATTTCAAGACATCGAAGAAGATAAAACCTGAAAAGTGGATCCAACAGTACTTTGTACAGGAGACCGCTTATGCCTGCATGTATTATGAGATGACAGGTGAGGTTGTTGAAAAAATTGTAACTATAATGGTCGCTGAGAATGGCGACGTGAAAGTTTATGAGAAAAGAAACAAGCGTGACTATATTAAACTTCTTACAGAATATATCCGCGAATTTGTCACAAGTAAGCTCGAGGAGTATGGAGAAAGACGTTAACGACCTACTCAAGGAGAAATTCCTTTGTCAGAATAAGTTTACAAGTGATATTGAAATCCTTGTAAGTAATTCATCACTGAATTATATTGAAGCAATAATTAGTTATTGTGAAGATAATAATATCGAATTTGAATCGGTCGGAAAACTTATTTCCAAGCCTCTTAAGGAGAAACTTAAGGTCGAGGCTATGGAACTTAATTACTTAAAAAGAACTACAAGATCTAAACTACCGATATGATTTTTTGGATTGGTTTCACTCTCATGTTTTTTAATGAGGGTTTTGT